AAAAGTTAAAGATTGTAGGAACAGTAAATACAATTAGAATAACATACAGTTCCACAACACAACATTTTACAATAACTGAAAGTGACGTATGGTTTAGCACATTAACATTTAATAATGTGAATACGTTCAGTAATACAAATATACTTAACTTTTCAGGGTTATCCAAAAATAATAATTATGTTTCAGATTGTATTTTTGAAACAAATGAATTCGCAATATCATCTAATAATCATACCATTCAGATTACAAATAATACATTCAAGTTTGTAGGAACGGCTGATTCGCACAGATACATTATACTAACTGGTTGTTTGGGAAATTGTTTTATTTGTGACAATATATTTGAAGGAAATAGCGGTAGTTCAACCCAGTGTATTAACATAAATAACGGAGTTGCTTCAGATTTTCTTAATGGAAACATTATCATTTCTAGAAACATAACGCAAACATTACCAGTTCAACGATTATTAATGGTGGATATATCACTTCAAGGGTCTAATATTCGTTTTTATGTAAGTAAAAACATAGCGACTTGTACTAGTGGATTCCTTATATTCTTTTCATTACCATTAAATGGCGTAACCCAAATACATGTTATACAAAATACAGAAATACTAGGTGGTACAGCAACAGGGTCAAAAGGTATTATTGGAATAGACAGTCCATCCAACTCGACCATTTCATTTAATACAACAATATATTCAGCTGGCAACACAGTTCCTACGCTACGCGTTGATTATAGTGATCTAACAAATCCAATTGCCAACCAACCTAGAGTCATCGCATATGCAACTGCGAGGTTCACACCAGGGCAAACATATAATGTGATTGTTCCATTGGTAAAAAATATAGTAGGACCGACAGGACCGACAGGACCGACAGGGCCCACTGGTGCCGTAGCGCCGACAGGCCCCACCGGACCAAGTACATCGAATTCGTATATTTTACAAGACGGAAATATGACCACGGGCAATTTTAATGGATATACGAGTAATGCCTATTTCACGAATACGCAATCGTGGGATTTTGATAATTATGAATACGTAGTTTTATTTGAAATGAAACAGACAGTATCTGTCGGAAGTACGTATTTACATATGGCCTGGTTTGATGATCTGACGGAAACAAAATATTGTTATTACTATACGGAAGTTTTAGAATCAGCCGGCGGGTCCGGTGAGACCAATTTTCCCGGAATTATATCGTTAAATGCCATAAATAGTTCCACTGGATCGATGGAAATTTACCACTATATTAAAATCACATTCACCCGTCCAAAGTTTTCATCAAACACAATATTAGGTCAAATAGAACACTCGTCTATCGCGTTAGATGCTAGTGGAAATCCGAATCGTACCTATAAAACCAGCGCAACTACCGCATATTCGTCGTCGACAAATGTGACAACTGGAACATTATCATCACGATTGGTGTTTTATAATAATACTGCCAGCACGTTAGCCGTGACAGACCAAGGTTATATTAAAATAACTCGTAAGCCACGAGGGGACTCGTAGGTCACGCACGACCAACCCAAACATATATAAATATAAACACTCTTATTTCATTATACACGTCAGCAGTTTTGACAACATAATTGTATAATGACAACCCATCAAATGGCCGCCGCCGCCGCCGCCGACTATCCCAGCATCCTAGAAGGGCTCACCGCCGCCCTCAAACCATATCATATCGTAGAAGGAGGGTCCTACCAAATCGACGCACAGGTCGCACGCCTTCGCGAACTCGTCCTTCAGCGCGCACCCCAGTCCATCATGGAAATCGGGTTCAACGCGGGGCATTCCGCCCTGCTTTTCCTTGCTATCACGCCGCCCGAAACCAAAGTCGTGAGTTTTGATTTGGGGGAGTATGCGTATGTATTTGCGGCGAAGCGTTATATCGACTCGGTGTTCCCGGGGCGTCATACCCTCGTGACAGGCGACAGCACCGTCACAATCCCCAAATACGAAGAGCAAGTCGCGCATCGGATGAAGAACCCCGCCACTGCGCCGCCACTGTTGTTCGATTTTATATTCATCGACGGCGGACATCAAGGCGATATTCCGATGAAAGATATTTTGAATTCGCTGCGATTGGCGCGGGATGAAAAAAACATCGTCGCCATCGATGATATATCGCGCGACCCATCACGCCAGGCGCATTATACAGTGGAGCCTACGAAAGCGTGGTCGCAAATGGTGAGTGCGGGCAATATCCGCGAATTCGGATACGATGATTATTTTCTGTCGTCGTCGTCGTCGAAGTGTCCAGCGGATTGTAATGCGCGCGGGATGGCGTGGGGGACGTATAATCTCTCGCACAGTGCGTCTGACACCGCCGATACCGCCGAGACCGCCACCACCGCCGCCACCGCAGCCAATCGACTGAAGAAACTGCGATATATCCATTACCAGAATAGTTACAAGCCAATGGACCGAAATCAAATGCTCCAAGAAATCCACAACCAGCACCATTACAATAAAGAGTATGAGAAGTTGGTCGCACTGGCCGACATGTATCTCGACTATTTCCCCACGCATAACAAACGCGATACGAATTTTGTCCGGTTTTATCGCGCTGGCGCTAATTTCGCCATCAATCCCGCGGTCGCCGTCGCGCAATACGAAGAAATCGTGGATACGCCGTCGCCGCCCCCCAACGCGCCCAATGGAGTCAATGACGGCGAGTCCGAACTCCCCGATCATATCAAAGAATCATCCATCGCGAACCTGGTGATGTTATACCAGAAAGACCCCTGCGTGGAAATCCCGCACGTCATCCACCTGCTCTATTTCGGCGAGACCGAATTCTATAACTTCCATCATCGCTGCGTCCATTCGATGCTTCAATATATGCCGCATTATGAAATCCGGATTTACAACTCGAAGGAACCCGTGAACAATAAATACTGGGATGATATCAAGGCACAACCAGGTGTGCGAATCCTGAAAATCGATGTGCCGCAGTTTTTCGACGGGTTCGAATTGAAGCATTTCCAGTATAAGGCGGATGTGGTTCGACTGGAACTCTTATACGAGCATGGTGGCGTATACCTGGACCTCGATATGATTATCACGCGCCCCTTTGACGAAGTCTTCAAATCCGGACATTCATTTTATATCAGCGAGGAACGCACAAATTGCCGTAGTCTAATCAATGCGTTCTTGGCGGCGAAACCGAAGAACGAGTTTATCAAATTATGGCTGAATGAATTCAAATCGGGGTTGAGGTTGGGCATCTGGGCGCATCATATCCGCGATTCGAATAAGAAGTTGATTGATGACCACCCGCATTACCTCCATAAATATAGGATGAAGGTGCTTGACGGGATTGTATTTATGCCGCTTCACTGGCAGGATAATGTCGCGTTTCTGAATTCGGAATCCGTGCCGTATGAGTTTCCGGCCGAGTCGTATGGAACGCACCTTTGGGAGACGATACTTGGGGATGTAATGCGCCGTAACGAGTTTCTTCATAAACAGAAGATGGAGCTTACGGTGTATAATTCTCCAAAATCGGCGTTCTGTGAGACCGAGACCGCCGAGCCCCCCGAAGGGGGGCGAGAGGACCTCACAATATACCCCGAATATTATCACGATTTTCGAAACGACCAGTTTGTTGATAAATATATAACGAAGGGCAAACACGGCGGGTATTTCATCGAAATCGGCGCGGCGGACGGAGTCAGTTACTCTTCCTGTTACTTTTTCGAGAGATATCGTGATTGGCGCGGTCTCGCAGTCGAGCCTGCGCGTGTTTATCACGATAGAGTGCGGGACAGCCGCGCAAATCCAATATTCGCCGCGGTTTCAAATGTGACATCTTGTATGACCAACGGAAGTGGCAGCGGGGCGATTTTCTATGAATCAAATATAAATGAATTGAGTGGACTTAAAGGGTCGCTGGAAAACAATAAGGACTGTCAGGAGTGGACACGAACAACCGTGAAATCGTATAAGGTCGACACGATAACACTGTATGACCTGTGTTGTCAGCAGAGCGCGCCGGAACATATTGATTATTGCGCGATTGACTGTGAAGGTGCGGAATACGAGATTCTTTCCACGTTTTTCGAGGAGAACCAAGCCGCGCCGGCGCCGTCGTCGGCGAGCGGTACTGGCGAGGTCGGGCTTGTTGTTTCAAATAAGGTATTTCAAATCGAGTTTTTCAGTATCGAGGTCAGCACCGACAAAATATATACGAGAATCCGCGACTTATTGGAGCGTAATAATTATGAAGAGGTCCATAATCCATACTTGAAAGTAATTACATATAATGGACGGACTGTGACGTGGGAAAAGTATTTCAAATACAAGAGACCCACTCCGGATACATCCCCGCAATTGTCGGATAGGTCGCTTTCATCGGTGTCGTCTACGGCGCTTTTTACGCCCCAAACGATACATACACCGCCATCATCGCCATCATCGCCGTCATCGCCGCAGCAAGAGCAGCAGCCGGACGGCACCGGCACCGGCGCGAGTTTTTTACTGAAACCGCCGTTCGCGGAAGAGGTTGTCGCGATTTGCCTGGAAGAACGCCCGGAGCGAACCAAATATGTCAGCGACCATTTACGCAAACACGGAATCAAACACACGCTTTTGATGAATCACCTGAATACAGAAGACCCGAAGGTGGGATGTTTCCGATCGCATATCAAGGCGATTCAATACGCCAAGACTAAAAATCTCTCGTCGGTCCTTATTGTAGAAGATGACATCGTCATTTGCGATAATATTATGGAACTTGCGCAGGTTGCGTTACCCCGTGGCGATGGAACTGGCACCGCTGGCGCCGCCGCGCACAAGGAATGGGATATTCTGTATTTGGGCGGTATATTGACGCGGTATGATGGTATTGACGCCGCGCAAAAGTGGGTCAAGGGCACGATTTGGTGTAATCACGCGTATTTGGTGAAACAACACATGTATCAACCGATTCTGGATTTCGTGGAGAGTTACCCGAACCGGATAGAGCTGGAGCGCAAGAATATTGATTTTATGTATACGGAATATATTCAACCGAAATACAACTGCTGGCTGGCCAATGAGCAATATATCATTCAAAAGGAAGGATATAGTGAGATAGATTGTCGCGTGAAATGGGCGAATGGGTTTGATTGGTCGACGTTTTCAATGAAGGTGATATGACGCGGCTGCCACAGTCGCGGCCGCGGCCGCAGGTATCCTCACCGGTTGAAAATCAGTGCGATGAATATCGTTTTGGATGTGACTCGGTTCCTTGACGAGTTCAAACCCTGCCTGGTAAAACGGGTGTGGGAACCGGTCGAACACATCAATATATCCGCGAAAGTCCATTTCAAGCAGCCACATATCAAGCGGCGTTTTCATAAATAATGCGGTATCGGTTTCAACCGCTTCCAATAATCGTTTCGCACCGCGTTGGCTGATAAGATATGCTCCGGCGGTTCGAAATAACGGCGTAAACCATACATTCCGATTGCCTTGAATAACGGCGGATGATAAATTTCGGCGTTTGTATATCGCGGACGTGGCCGCGCGCTGGGTTGAATAATACGTATCGAGAGATTCTCCAGTTGTTCGTTGGAATGAAAAATAGGTCTTTTCGCCGTCAATATCATAATTCGGCGTCCATTGACCGCCGACGTAGAGGACGTCCCACGCATCGCCGCCCGTGCCGCCACTGCCACTGCGGCCGCCCCGGCTCTCGAGTTCACATAGAACGTCCTTCATTCGGTCATGCGACGCATCTGTAAATAACACATCATCTTCAAATACAAGCAAATAATCCGCGTTTGGCGCGGCGACATGTCCTTTCCATAGAGAATAATGGCTTAATGAACATCCGACTTCGCCGAGAACACGCGACGAATCACGCACCGTATCCAGCAACCAATCGAATTCGGGATAATATTTCGCAATATTTTGGCCGTCAATCGCAGGAAATCGGCGGTACCCCCCACGTGAGGCAAAAATCCCGGTATTCATCCGCATCGGTCTCGTCATCGACGATGACGGAAAATGATGTCTCATCATCGGATTGTATAAAAATGGAATACTTTTATGGATATACGCCATTCTGTCGGGGCGGCGGTCAAGGTTAATCACAGCAATATCCAGTTTGTCAAACATTCGGTTGTATATGCTATACAGATGATAATTCGGTTTATATATATTTTTTATATTTCAGTATAATATGTTTAGGAAATCATATTAAACCCTACTCCCGTATTATAATACTCACCTCGTCGTATTTTACACACCATTACAGTCACGTTATTATAGATGTCTGTTGAAGCCCTATCTATCGCCCCCGCGCCACCCACACAGTCCATTTCCGAGAAAGTCGGAGAATCTGACGCACTGGTTACCGTCACCGCGGCCATCGCCGCCCCCGCGTCGCCCGCCACGCCCGCGCCCGCACCCACCAAACAAACAACCGTCATCGAACCCTTACTGGAAGAAGACCAGAGTCGGTTTGTATTATTCCCGATTAAAGACGCGGAAATATGGAGCATGTATAAAAAACAAGTGGATTGCTTCTGGCGTGCGGAGGAGGTGGACCTTACCAAAGACACCGCACACTGGAACGCGCTTCAAGACGACGAAAGATATTTCATATCGATGATTCTCGCATTCTTCGCCGCAAGCGACGGGATTGTTATGGAAAATCTCGCACAACGATTTATGAGCGAGGTTCAACTGGCGGAAGCCCGCGCATTTTACGGCTTCCAAATCGCGATGGAGAATATCCACTCGCAAATGTATAGTATCCTTATCGATACATATATTAAAGACAGCACGGAAAAGCACCGCCTATTCAATGCGATTCAAACATTTCCGTGTATTAAAAAGAAGGCGGATTGGGCACTGAAATGGATTGGCGATAAACGCAGCACATTCCAGACACGCCTCGTGGCGTTTGCGTGCGTCGAGGGGATTTTCTTCTCTGGCGCATTTTGCTCGATTTACTGGATGAAGAAACGCGGATTGATGCCTGGACTGACATTCAGCAATGAACTCATCTCTCGCGATGAGGCGCTTCATACGGAGTTTGCGGTGTTATTGTATACGAAGATGGTGAAGAAGATTCAGCGTCATCGTGTGTATGAAATCGTGCGTGATGCGGTGGAAATCGAGAAGGAATTTATTGCGGAAGCACTGCCTTGTCGGTTGATAGGAATGAACGCGAAACTGATGTGTCAGTATATCGAATTTGTCGCGGACCGCCTGGTTTTACAGCTTGGTTACGACAAAATCTATAATGCGGCGAATCCGTTCGATTTTATGGAGATGATTAGCCTCGCGGGGAAAACCAACTTTTTCGAGCGCCGGGTGGGCGAGTATGCGCTGGCCGAGAAGAAAGTGGCGGATACTGTGTTTGAATTCAACGCTGAGTTCTAGGGGGGTTCCGCCCCCCAACGACGGGAGCTACGCTCTATTTTGACCTACGGTGTAAAACCAGTCACATGTCACAAACCCTGCGCGGGTCACATGTCACAAAACCATGCGCGGGTCACATGTCAAAACCCTGCGCGGGTCACATGTCACAAAACCCTGCGCGGGTCACATGTCAAAAAACCCTGGCTGGTCACATGTCAAAAAACCCTGGCTGGTCACATGTCAAAATCGCGAGAAGATGACGCGAGCTGACCGAGCGGAGTAGCGAGTGGCGTCCCGCTTTGCGAGACGGAACGAGCTGCGACGCGAGAAGATGACCGAGCGGAGCGAAATCCCGGCGCGCCAGCGGAGGGATGTAGCGACGCGAGACTACATAAACATCGCACGCATTCCGAACCGTTTTTGTTGGTGAATATTCGGCGCGGTTCCCGTGGATGCGGGCCGTTGTAATGGTATAACCACATTTTGGGTTTGTTTATTCACTTGATAGACTTTCGTGGAACCGACAACGGTCGCAGCCGCCGCCGCCGCAGCCGCCGCAGTATTAACCTTACCCGAATACTGTTGTGGTAAAAATGCGCCGAAATCGCGCGGACGTCTATTTTGTAAATTCGTGTTAAAGGGCAATTCCGGCTGAATCATATGATTTATCGCGTTATATGAAGGTGTAGTCACACGCGATCCCTGGCCTTGGCCTTGGCCCTGGGTAAACATCGACGGATTATTCTGTGCCATAGCCATGGCCATACCCGAGTTCGCGGAGTTATAATTCATACCATTCGACTCAAGAAAATACCGTGTTTTCAATTCTTTGATGTTGTTTATCGCGTTTTTCGGAGATACGCGAATTTTACTCACCTTATCAAGTGTTTGTTCTTCAAACTTAAGTTGATATGGTGAAATTAATGTGTCGAATGACGTGACGTCTATCATATGTGTATCGGCGTAGATTATGTAGTTCAAATTTTTGACGGTGGTTATACCATCAGCGTGGTCCTTCATAATAGATGTTGCGAGTTCATCGCGGCAAATCAGGCGTTTAATCCCGTCCGCAAATTGGAGAATATTCATATTGCCGATGGTGAAGAAATTGCTTCGGTCGATAATAAGTCCTGTATTTTTGGCGCGTTCGTGGATGAGATTATCTTCGCCGCCCCATGCCCAGAAGTTGGGGAATCCGTTTATTTTTTCGAAATCCGCGCCGCGAATTGAAAAGATACCGCCGAGTGCGAAATTAAAACCGTAAAAATGCTTGATGACACCGAAGTCAGTTTCATAATTCAGCACATTCTTGTCGTAGGGTAATGTGTCGACGTCGTTGAATATGAATGTGATATCCTTATAATGATTTGGGTATCGATACTTTATTGCTAAAAACCCGATGTTTTTCATTCCACCGCGATTAAATGGGCGTGAATCGCGTTGATGGACGAAGTAATACGTCCAGTCTTTCTCTGGGACGTCTTCCATTACTTTATGGATATATGTATTAAAAAATACACGATGAGGCTCGCGGTCGCGGTAGGGAACAATAAACACGAATTTGGGAACCGCGGGCGATGCGGACGACGCGGGCGATGCGGACGACGCGGACTCGGTATCTGTCATCGAATGTAATATTATATATGAACACATAAGAAAATATAGAATATTACGGGCCGAGCGGAGCGAAGCCGAGCCGAGCGAGCCGAAGCGGCGCATTACTTCTGGTATTTGCTGATTATCATTTTCGGAATGAGTTTATCCCGCATGTCATACAGCTTCTTATAGCACTTATTGATTGTGACCTCGCTCATATCGCTCACGCGATTCACGTCCTTTTTCGTGATGGACAGATTACACATATCCGCCACGAAATAGATAATACCCGACGCGATACTATGCGGCGTGTTTTCCGGAATCAGGTTCTGTTTTTCAATCATAACCGCGATGAACTGGCACAACTTGGTGAGCTCGTCGTTTATATTCAGGCGGCTACAATATCTCTCGATAAACGCCTCCGGCTTCGTCTTACAGAAGTTCGTTTTCTCCGAATTATCCAGGTTGGATTCCAGTTCATTGATAATCGACACCGCATTTTTACATCCCTTCGTCGCGCTGGTATTATCCAGATTGAAGATGGTCGCGATTTCTTTGGCGGTGCGCGGGCAATTGTGGATTTTACACGAGATATAAATCGATGCGCCAACGACGCCATCACGGTTCAGACTTCGGAACGTCTTATGCTCCGATATGCGCTTATGGACGCGCAATGCCTCGTCGATAATCATCTTTGAAATCCCCTTATTCTGCGCGATGGTGGTGATTTTCTGGAACATATCATATTGCGCCTTCTCGCGATACGGCATCGATTGCCATTCAGTATAGCGCCGGATTTTCATCATATCTTGCGAATAGGAGCCGCCCTCGCACATCACTTTACATCCGTAGGACGATTCCACGAGAAGCGGGTTCACCGGCATACCGCAACGCGTCGGGTCACTCGCCTGATTATCATCCGCGCCATAATACCGCCATTCAGCGGTCTGGTCGAGAGATTCGTCCTTGTATAATATACTACAATTCGGGTTTTTACAGGTGAGGAACCCGTCGTCGGTCAACACCACGTCGCTCGAACATACATCGCAATTTTCGCGAATCCCCGATTTACGGTACAAACATTCAACATCCATATCGGGTTTTATGAAAAGGGACGATAATTTCAGCGCCCCCGTCGCCGTAGCCGTTCCTCCCGCCGCCGCCACCGCCACCGCCGCCACCGCCGCTGCTTTTGCGCCAGCGAGTAGCGCGGCCGCGGTCGGCTTCGGTGAATAATGAATACATTCAGGTACCGTTATGGGTACATCTCCGTCGGAATCAGATGACACGGATTTCAATATGTCATCGTCATTTATTTCGGTCGCCGTCGCCGTTGGCTCCGTACGTGAGCGTTGTTCTTCTAATAATTCCGGTAAAAACGCGTCTTCGATATTCTTCCAAATGGACTCGCCACTATTCTGGTTCTTCTTGTTTTTCTTTGTAGTATTGACAACCGGTCCTGTGCGATTGCCATGTTTTTGATGTAATTGATGTTGATAATCATGATTGTATACGGTGTGTGTGTATTGTTTGGTAGTCGGTATAAAAACCCCGTGGCACGAACTTAAATTGGACGATGACGACAACGACAACGACGACGACGACGAGGACGAGGACATTTTCGAAGAAGTATATTTATCCTATACACAAGCAATACAATATCACCCTTTAAATATAATATATATTGATACGTTTATATCAATTTTATTCTGGTCGGCCCGGTCGTCCATACGCCCTCTATATTTTTATACGTAGTATATATCACGACGCATGGGAAACAATCTATCAACAGAGAGCGGTGGCGAGGGCGGTTCTAGTATAAAAAAACTAAATGATATGGCATTGAAACTGGATTTATACGCACAACGTGTTATATTAAAAGAGGTGAAATTCAACTCGTCGTTGTCCGACAGCGGGAAATGCGAGAAACTCATTGTGATTACGAGTGAAATCCTGAACCGGCTGCCGTTTCGCCTGATATCGTATATGGACCGGAGACATAAACTGTTTTCGGAAAAATACGAGATGTACAGCGCGATGGACCGCGCATTGCTCGTAAATACAAATGAGGAAATCCTGAAAGAAAGCAAACTAGACGAACCGAATGAGTTTAGAAAGAAGCAGATGTGTGTCGGTATTGCGCGGTTTTATGTCCAAATCGGAAACCTATTCAACGCGATTATGTCGACGATGCGGCCGTATAATTATGAAACAAACCGGCGTTCCGCACCGACGAATTTCTACGATATGTTAACATTTAGTTTGTTTGAACGTGAAGGGGGGAAGGACGGCGGCGCACAGAAATATG